AGGTTGCATGCCATTCGATTCAAAAGCAAAATCCCCTGGTAACGTTAAACTTACGGTTGTAAAGTTTTTACCACCAGAATTAATATTAAAATCTTGTGCTCTTGAATTTTGTAAAGCAATAGCATCTGCAGTTACTTTTTTACGTCTAATTTGAGGATGTTTAGATTCATATTCAGATATATGAACAAGTGAACCATTCCATTCTCTAACCATTTCTACATATGGAAATGCCTGACCTGAACGATCAGATATTGCCATAGATCTTTTTCCTCTAGCCCAAGCCATTATACACCATCTCCAAAATAAGTTTGTGGCGAAATATATAAAGATGTTCTTGATCCATCTTCATCTAACGCTCTTTTCATTTCATCTTCATATGCTAATTTTAACATTTGAGATCGGTCAATTGCATATTGAAAAGATAAATAATAAGCTAGCCCTGCTACCATACAAGGTAAAAATCTATAAACTGCATCTGGATTATTAGAATAAGCTCCAGCATCTTCAATTCTTTTAACCACATAATATTTTAAATAAGTGTACGTATTTAAATCAGGTGCCTGATATAAATAAATTTTAGGAGTGGTTAATCTAGAAACATAATATTGTGACGGTTGGCCAACAGAAAGTTTATTAGGAAGAGCAGCATAAGCAGATCTATCTATTTTAGTTAAAGATACATCTTGAGTATTTATCGTATCACTTCCTCCGCCTGTAGATGAAACAAATGCTTCTAACACATCGGAAACATCACTCGCCACTGTGTACTCAGCTTGTCCTGATACTAAAGCTACTTCATCTAATTCTATTTTCCAAAGATGAACTCCTCTATTTCCCCATTCAGAAAATAATATATTAAGATTTCTTCTAGCTCGTTTTAAATCATTCCCTGAATTAGGTCTTAATCCGCATCTGTTAAATGCTTCATCAATAACTTCTTCAATGGTTAAATTAAATGATGTAGTTCCTGATGTTGCCATTAAATTAATCCTTTATAATAATTCATCATTCCACCTTCTGATTTTTTTGCAAAGGTTGATACATTAGTAGGTTTAGGACCTACATTCCCTGCAGCTCTTTTTCTTGCAACAGCAGAACGCTTTTGTGCTTTTGTCATACGTGCAGCTTTTGCGGCAGGAACACATTTTGGGTAACTTCTTTTTGATCCAGTTGCTGATTTTCTTCCACATTCTTTATAACCTCCACCTTTTTTAGGAGCTGATATATCAACCCATTTTTCTTGAAACCATTTAGTTAGTCCTCCACTTTTCATACCAGTAGCAGGAACACAATTAGGAACCATTTTGTTTCCTTTCTTTTTCATTCCTTTTTGAACATAACCTTCCCAACATGTACCTCTTTTACTCATTACAAAATATCCTTATAGTAATCATTCTTACTCATAAAGCCACCCATACTTTTTTTATAAATGTCTTTATGAATCTCTCTTGTTTCTTTTTTAGCTTGTTCAAAAGCAGAGTCCTTTGACATGTTTACACTCATCTCATCATAAAGTTTTTTAAAAGTGCTTTGAACTTTTTTAGAAGCACCAGGGAAAGCTTTTTTAGCCATATCTAAAATAAGTCTTCCAGCCATTAAATCATTCCTTTATAATAATCTTCGTAACTTTTATTAGAAACGTATTCTCCGTCACCTATTTCTGATTTAATATATGAACCATTGTATTCTGTTCGCTTTGAATACTCTGAAGAAGTTTCAGTTTCCATTTTTGGTCTATGCATTTTAGCATGATCCATAATGGTTCCTTTAGAAGCTTTCTTTGGTCCCCAGTCTTTTCTTTTTACTCCAGATGGATCTTTTATTTTACCAGCGCATATTTTAGACGCATAAGCGTTTGCATAGGCACTTGGATATACCTTAAATTTTCGTTTTGCCGCAGCTTTGCCACGTGCACATAACTTGGTCATATTTTACTCCTCTGTAGCGGCCGCTTTGAGAGTGTCATTTCTCTCCTTTTGGCGGTTGTACAACTTCTTAGATTGTACCACTTGAGGCCTGTATTTTCTAGACCTTACGTCTTTTGCGATTGGATTTTTTAGGTTTTTTAGCTTTTTGTTTTCTAGCCCCACGGAGTTGTCCCTCCACTTGTTTGGTCATTTGTGATCTTCCCATTACCATGGTTTATACCTCGTTTTTTTGTTTTCGTCTTTATAAGCCAATAAATTCTGTTTTCTATTTTCATTTCCATTGTAAGATATATGCACCCAACCTGAATCTGGTTCTCCGTCTTTATAGAACTCTAATATTAATTGATCGTATTCTAGGTTGTGTCTAATCCATTCAGCAAGTTCTTTATTATCAACTCCTGGCACTTCTATATCTGCGGCTTTTCCCTCGGTATGCTGTGAATCAATACTGCTTCCAATGGCTATGCATAATTCTGCAGATCTATATCCAGAAGAAACAATAACTGGTTTATCAAAATTAGAACGTATAGGTTGTAATACATTCATGCATAATTCTTTTAAATTATCAATTTGACCTGGAGAAGGGTTGTTTGAAATTCCTCTTCTTTCGGCTGTTTGTGATTTAGTTAATTCGGATAAATTAAAATTAGCTGAAAGTTTCATGATGTATATCTAAAAGGATTACAATTATCTATTGTTTCATTTGAATTTTTATCAATCTTATTACATTTGCAATCTTTTAACAAGAGACAGAAACCTTTATATACCCAATAAATACAACGTTTCATTTTTTTATTTTAGATAAAGCTTCCGCTATAGTGTTTAATTTATTAGGATATTTTTCTTTATTTGTACAGCTTGTTGCCATTAAAAAACAAAAAATAATAATGATCCATAAAACTAGAATAGTATATTTTGGTTTTATTTTCATTAATGTCCCTCAATCTTTTCTATTCGTTTAATCCCATGTTGGTCCACATATACTTTTGCTTTCACGACAGCGCATTTGACATGAGAATTACCACTATCATTATGTCGTTCTATTTTTCTTTTCGTCTCTAGACACTCTGATAGCGATTCTTTATATGAATGTTCTATCATCTTGTCATTCAAAAATAAACATAAAGCTACAATCATTTCGATCATTAATGTTTACCATTTCCATTTGCAAATTTAATATCACGTGTTGCATCCTTTAATCTCTCAACATCTTTTTTGAGTTTTTCTATTTCTTTTTCATGCATTTCTAACATAACATTAGTGTGTAAATTTTCTTCTAATATCTTTTGTTGTTTTTCTAATTGTTTTGTTAGATATTCAATAAGCATAAACTGTTCTTGATCAATAGGTTTTTGAACAGAAGCCTCCAGTAAATCATTTTCAAATAGTTTATTTTTAGTCTCTAATTGATTAAGTCTTTCAATAACACCAAACGCAAACCATATTCCAGCACCTACAGCTCCAATAATGGCAATAAGATTACGTAGTGGCAGTGCCACAGATGTTGAATCACTAATCTTCATCGTTTACCAATTACTAGTTGATTTAGTTACTTTGTGTGCTAATACTTTTCCTTTGTTAGAACCATGTTTAACAACATATCCTGAAGTACCATTTGCATTAATATCTACTTCATGTCTCGCACTAAATAATGCTTTAGCTTTAGAAAGTAATGATTGTTCTTTATTTCTGTTTTTAAATAAATGAGTAAATCTATTTATCATACATCCTCCTTTTTTATTTCTTCCACATTATAAAACATATTATCCGTATCTTCTACTTGGAAATCAGAATCTTCTACCGACCACTCGGTAGTTTGGACATGATAGTCAGGCCAATTGTTTTTAACAGTATAATTAGAAGCATGCCAAAGAATGCGATTATTAGGCTGAATAGCAAAATTCCCGTTATCAAGTTGGATAACATGGCCACACTTATGTTCTTGAGGGATTTCACTATGTTCTGTATTAAGAATATTATTATCTGGATGCGCCCAATCAATCGTAAATAAATACGATCCATGATAAAATTTTTTATCTTTTCCAAGATATTTACCTTTGATTCCGTTTAAAAAATCAAACTGATGGACACTAGGATAATAACTAAAGCAATCCCACAGTTCCAAGGAGTCAAGCGACATATCGGGCACTTCGGCTCTTTGTAAATGTTTTTGGAAAAAAGCTGAGATAGGCAGGCGATAGTAGACCGCACCGTTAGGGAGCATCGCGTGAAATAAGACTGCACGTCCTGGTATCGATGCAAGACCGAAGATAACTGCGTCTTCGCTTTCTCCATGATGTTTTTTAAAATCATAAAGATATTCCTTTCTTATTTGACAATAAATTGTCGGTGTATTTGCATTGAGATAAGTTGCCATTTAACATTTCCACCTTCTCCTTGCAGCACAAATTCTTTTATCTGGAGTTTTACTACAATTAACATTGTGCATTTTCATTTGACCAGCACTCCTTGCACAATAAGATTTTCTTCTTGCTGCACGTTTTGGTCCTGGTTTGTCTTCTGTAACTGCAGTTTTTAATTTACTTCCAGGGTTTTTTCTTCTGTAAGCCATGACACCCGCTTGTGTCATACCCGCTCCACTTTTAGTGGAGCGATAGTATTTTTTACTTCGAGGAGGCATGCCTCCTTTTTTGAATCCTAAGATATCCGCGTAGTAACTATCCATTCTGACCTGTTAGTCTAGGCGCATTGTATACATCAGTAAACAATGTGTATGCTGCAACATTAGTTTTAGTTTTACAAAAAATTCCTGCTGGGAAAACAATTCCATCTTCAGGTAAATTTAATGTGTAAACATCTCCTTGTGGAACATCTACAACTAAAAGAGTTGTTCCTGTATTAGATGTTGTGGTTAATTCTAAAACACCTGCTCCAACATTATCGGAAGCAACAGAAATAGCTCTAAGCCTAACTGGAGGTGCAATAACGGCAGTTGCTCCAGCAGCAGCGGTTGATCTTGTTGCTTGTATATCACTTTTATAACTCATTTTAACTCCTTACTTTGTGGCTCCCGAAGGAGCCACTAATTTTTAATTATTAGCTTAAGTTATTATTTTGTATATACAAAACAGTAACTGTAGCAGCACCTGTTGATCCATCACCATTCTGTGGAGTGAAATCAGCTAATACCTGAATATCAGTTGCTCCAACATCAGTTGCTTCAGTATCTAAAGTTCCTCTAGTTGTACCCAGTGCTTTAACGTTTACCGCTGCTAAAAAAGCATCCGCATCTCCAGCTGTTCCCACAGAAACAGTTGCTGTTCCAGTGTCGTTGTTAACTGTAGTTACGTTTAAAATTACATCTACGATTTGTGAATTAGCTGGTATGGTAGCTATTACCTGATCGTTAGCTGCTGCACCTATAATATCAATTACTTTTGATTGTGCCATTACTACTGAACCAACGTTAGAAACATTTGTTCCTACTGTAGTTCCAGTTGTGTTAAAAATATTTCCAGCTTTAATTGGACCTGAAAAAGTTGTGTTTGCCATAAGTATATTCTCCTAGTTTATTTAACACAGTCTCTAGGCCGTCTGCTGAACTCAGTCTGTGTCAAATATTAGTTATGTTCAGTATTTCTATTATACACAAAAAAAGGGCGGCCATAAAGACCGCCCTTTAAATTGATCATTAATCAATAAGATTAACTAGTTGGTAAGTTTCCGTTACCAAATACACATCTTGGATCAGAGAATCCAAAAGAGTA